CTACCAGAATCCGTTATGGTGAAACTGCTGCAACTAGCGCAGATTATCTAAATTACATGGCAGATATGAAGGTCACTCAACTTGATAGAAGAGGAAACGCAATTGTTTCTTACAGATTCAAGGATTGCTGGCCATCAAACGTTGCTGCTATCGATCTTGATTATGGATCAAATGATGCTATCGAAGAGTTCACTGTAGAACTACAAACTCAGTACTGGACGATTGAAACTCCAGCAACTGATGCTGAGATGGTATCTGGCAATCCACCAATCGCTCCAGCATACACTTCATAATAACTTTGATAAATAGTATCGGATTAATCTTCGATACTATAACATGTCTCAGTTATTTGGATACTCTATAGAAAGAGCAAAGAAGGTTCCGAAAGGGCCTTCTTTTGTGCAGAAAGACAGTCAAGATGGCGCAACTCCTATTTCTGGTGGTGGGCATTTTGGGTACTATCTGGATATTGATGGTACTGTAAAAAATGAATGGGAGTTAATCACTCGTTATAGAAACATGGTCATGCAACCAGAGTGCGACTCTGCTGTAGATGATGTTGTGAATGAGGCAATCTGTGGAAACTTCGATGATGTTCCAATAGAAATTGAACTGTCAAACTTAAAGGGTGTTAGTGATAAGGTTAAAAAATTAATCAGAGAAGAGTTTGATTATGTTTTAGATCTTTTGGACTTTGATAATAATTCATACGATATCTTTCGTCGTTGGTACGTTGATGGAAGACTATTTTACCATAAAATGATTGATCCAAAAGATCCAAAGCAAGGGATTATTGAATTGAGATATATTGATCCCAGAAAAATTCGTAAGGTAATGGAAATTGATAACAAACCTGGACGAATTGATCCTGAAGATCCCACAAAAGCATTCATGCAGAAAACTGTAGAGTATTACATCTACAATGCTAGAGGATTTAAGTCTGGTGCGGGTGAAACACAAGGCATCAAAATTGCTCAAGATGCAATCACGTTTGTGCATTCTGGCATATTTGATATGAATAAAAATATGGTGATTTCACATCTCCATAAAGCAATTAAAGCGGTAAATCAACTTCGCATGATCGAAGACTCACTGGTTATTTACCGTCTATCGCGTGCTCCAGAGCGTAGAATTTTCTACATCGATGTTGGAAATCTACCTAAGATCAAAGCAGAGCAATATCTCCGTGAGGTTATGTCTCGCTATAGAAATAAGTTAGTGTATGACGCTAATACTGGCGAGATCAAAGATGATAAGAAGTTTATGAGTATGCTAGAAGATTTCTGGTTACCTCGTCGTGAAGGTGGTAGAGGAACTGAGATCTCTACTCTTCCTGGTGGACAGAATCTAGGAGAACTTGAGGATGTCAAATATTTCCAGAAGAAACTCTATAAATCACTTAATGTTCCATCATCTCGTTTAGAAACGGAAACGACATTTAATATTGGTCGATCAACTGAAATTACGAGAGACGAACTCAAGTTCCAAAAGTTTATCAATCGTCTTCGCAAGCAATTCTCGCAATTATTTGCAGATATTCTAAAGACGCAGTTAATCTTGAAGGGTATTATTACTCTTGAAGATTGGGAACAAATTAAAAATCATATTCAATTTGATTTCATTGCAGATAATTATTTCAATGAACTTAAGAATATGGAAATGATGAATGAGAGACTAAATCTCGTTGGAGCAATGGATCCATTTGTAGGTAAGTACTTCTCAATTGAACAAATTCGTCGTCAAGTTCTCAAGCAAACAGATAAAGAATTTAAGGAGATTGATCAGCAAATTGAAGGAGAAATGGCAGATGGTAAGATCATGGATCCAAATGCAATGGTAGATCCTACAACAGGAATGCCTATGGATGACGGTGCTGCACCCGTAGATGCAGCTGGTGGCGGGGAAATGGATCAAGGTGGACCTCAAGTTGGAGAAGGTGGTGTTGAACCAGATCCAAAAGACTTGAAAAAGGCAGAATTCTAAATAATTAGATAAGGAGATCTTAACACTATGTCTACAGAAATTTTTGATAGTTTATTCACTGGCAACAAGTCACAGACACTTGATCTTGTCAATGGTGCTCTTCAGAATAAAGCATATGAGTTGATTCAACAAAGAAAAGTTGAAGTTGCACAAAACTTATTCAACCAAGAGGTATCAGAGGAAGAAGAATGATGAAACTAATCACCGAAAACATCGAAGAGATTCAAGTACTTACTGAAGAGAAAGACGGTAAGAAAACTCATTACATTGAAGGTATTTTTCTTCAAGGTGATCTGACAAATAGAAACGGAAGAAATTATCCCGTAAATATCCTAGAGCGCGAAGTTACTAAATATAATGAGTCCTTTGTCAACACTGGCAGAGCTCTTGGTGAACTTGGTCATCCTGATGGTCCTACCATCAACCTTGATCGTGTTTCACATAAAATTCTTTCCCTAAAGAGAGAAGGAAACAATTTCATCGGTAAGGCAAAACTATTGGAAACTCCAATGGGTAAAATTGCTAAAAACTTACTTGATGAGGGAGTAAAACTCGGTGTTTCTTCTAGAGGTCTAGGATCTCTAACAGTAAAAGATGGTGTCAATTATGTTGGCGAAGATTTCATGCTCGCCACTGCTGCGGATATCGTAGCTGACCCTTCTGCTCCTGACGCTTTTGTTGAGGGGATTATGGAAGGTAAAGAGTGGGTTTGGGAAAGTGGTATGTTAAGGGAAGTTGAAATCAACCAACTTAAGAAAACCATTGACGAGGCAACTCGTTTTGACCTTCAGGAGCGCAAACTCAAAGCGTTTGCATCATTCCTCAGAGGTTTATAAAATATTTAATATATAAATAATTACAAGAAAATCCCCGTAAATTAGACAGGAGACAACTCAAATGTCAAGAGATATTGAAACAATGGAAATCGAGGAGGATTCCAATGTAGTCACCAAGGGTGCTAAACCCGCAGAAAAGTCTGATCTAAAAGACGAATCTGAAGAAATTGGTGGTCCTACTCCAACCTCTGGTAAGCCCGATGATACCGAGTCAATCGGTAAAAAGGTTGCTGCTAAGATGAAGCATGAAGGAAGCAAGTCGCTATCGACCAAACCTTCACATGCATCTGGAGCTACCCAAGATTCTATCAAGAAGAGTCCAACTTTCGAGGAGACCGAAACTGATGGCGAAACCATCGAAGAAGAAACCGAAGAAACTGTTGGATACGAATTCGACGAGGATCTTGACGCTCTTGTATCTGGTTCAGACCTTACAGAAGAATTCAGAGACAAAGCAAAACTAATCTTTGAGGCAGCAGTTACTGCTAAAGTTAACGAAGAAGTTGCTCAAATGAATGAAGCATATGAGCAAGCATTCGAGGAAGCTGTTACCGAATTCAAAACAGAAATGTCCGAGCAAATTGATTCATACCTCACTTTCGTTGCTGAGAAGTGGGTTGTGGAAAATGCTCTCGCAATCGATAACGGCATTAAGACCGAGATTGCTGAGAACCTAATGCACGGAATCAGAAATCTCTTCAACGAGAACTATCTTGAAGTTCCTGAAGAGCAGTTCGAGATCGTCAATGAGATGACCGAACAACTCGATGTTATGGAAGAGAAGCTCAATGAGCAGATCGACCTTAATGTTGAGATGCATAAGAAACTCGGTGGTTATATTAAGAATGGGATTGTGAGCGAAGTTTCTGTTGGACTTGCCGAAACACAAAAAGATAAACTAATGGGTTTATCTGAAGGTGTCGAGTTCGTTAATGAATCAGATTTTCGTGAGAAAATCGAAACTCTCAAGGAATCATATTTCTCAAGAGCAGCTTCGCCTGCTGTAGAGGATATCCCTGTAGAGCAACCTGTTGCTGGAGATGCAATGTCAACTTACATGCAAGCAATTTCCAGATGGTCCAAATAAACAAAACAACGTGATTTATAAATAATTACGTATTTGTTATCAATTTAACACACTACTCATTTTTCAAAGGAGAAAAGCAAATGTTCATGTCAGAGCAATTGCAGGAAAAGTGGGCACCCATTCTTGAGCACAAAGATGCTGATCCTATCCAGGATTCTTACAAGA